GCTCCCGAACCTGCGGCATAATCATCTGGGGTGCCAGAACCAAACACAAATTTGGTGATTTCCGGTACGTCCTTGCTAATTCTATCAATCCAATTGGCGCCAGTATTACCTTTCGTGTAATCTTTGTAGCTTTCTAGATCCAACCCCACTCCCTCTTCCCATGATTGTGAAACAGCATGAGCTACAAGTTTATAATCTCGCGGGGTTGTTTTAGAAATTTGAGCGTTATACAAGCTAAGATAGAACCTTACGCTGCCGCTAGCTGGAACAAGACCAGCGCTGCGGTCTTCGGTAATCCCCGTTAAGGGAAATTTGATGAGCAAACGTGATAGCTCTTGGGATCCTTGCGCGGCAGAACTACTTGGTGTTTGTCTTCCATAAATGGAAAAGACTTCCATGACATCTGCCATTCCCATGTTGGAACCAGTTCCGCGGGTTGACAAATTAGGCTGATAGGCGTTGACAATTGTGGTGTCCGCCGAGGCTGTATACTTTCTAATCATGTGTTTCTATCTAACCTTTCCTCTGATATCTACAGAAGGATACTTAATCTGGAATATGGCGTTCGCCGGTGCAACTAACGATGAGCCATCTGGGGATAGGTTTTTCTGAACGTTAAAGGAAACCGAAGAGTAACTCCCACCCAACTTATTATGTAGCTTTACTGTAACAACATCCAGAACTCCGCCAACTTGGCTGAGTGTACTGTAGATACTACTAATTGACAAGGACTCGGCAATGAAGAATGACTCTTCATATTTTAGTGTTAAAGCCATGATTGCTGCGTTTAATGTATCAGTACGAGCGGCGCCTGGGGCTGTTTTTATAACGAAATCAATTCCTATATCAATAATGTGCGGATCTAAAATATCCACTGTGTCATTAATCATTCTATACTGTTCGAGCCAAGTTTTTAAATTATTTTTTATAGTGGGGTTAGTTTTTATAAGCATTCCAAAGCTGTCCTCCGAAATAACATACATATTTAAATTTCTTTTGAGGGAGTTTTGATCTTTCTGGATGCCCACTCTTTTGAGCGAACCGTATTTTCCAGGCATGCGATAGGCTAAATTTTCGTAGTCACTCTGAGTAACTGCTCGATTTTGAGTCGGGAACGTATCAAAGATTCTGCGCTTGATCTCGGCTGTGGATGGTTCAGCGACACTACCGACTATAGGGGTTTCATTGGAGATCTCCGCGGAATCAATGACCGCTTGGACGTTAAGCCCACTTAAGCTGCTTCGATCCTCGAAATCAAATAATACGGTGCTTATGCTGTTTAGCGATCCCACTGCAACATTCGAGTTGGCGGGGTTTGTTGTACGATATGTGATGGTTAAAGTTGTATTTGCCGGACAAATTCCATAATTCTTATTTTTAGAAAGCCGCGTTGGATCAAACGTAGTATCTGTGACATAACTTTTCCCGAACACGTCAATTGCCACTTGCTGCGGATTAGCCACGACATTCGACTCTGCTTCGTTACCACTGCCAAACTGCAGGTACGTGTCTGTTGTGTCACGCTCTACAATAAACTTTCTAGACACCAGCATTGGCTTTAGGATAGATGGGACGTTGTCACTTTTATAATTATGATTAGCCAACTCTTTAAATACCATATCTTGAGCGAGATATTCTACTTCGTAATATTGGTTGCCTTCGGAATCGAACACTGAGATAACTTCCGAGAGGTTTCTGTTCGCGATACGTATACGTTTGAACCTCTCGAAGGCACCTACTATAATCTGTTCTTGTGCAAACCGCCCGGATACTACGTTACCATAAGCTTTAATCGCATAGTAGGTGGGGGAGCCGGAAATACTGTCCACTTGCGATACAACAATTTGATTGGATGGTTCGGAAAATAATATATTCTCCGTTAAGACGAAGGCTAATCCATTATCAGACGTAAAAGTACTGCCACGCAGCATGGTGGGAATGTATTGGGTGTCTGGACCCATGCCGGTTGTGGTCGCTGGGACTTGCACATAAATGGCGGCGATGCCATGGGTTGAGGGTCGACCAGGATTTTTGTATCCTAGGACGCGACCATGACGAACAACGTTATTAAGCTGATACGCTGTATCCAAGAATGATTCGTTTACATTATAATCTAGATATAGCGATAACTGGTCGCCAACGTAGGCAACAGCATCAAGCATCAAGGCGCCAAACGAAGCTTCGCTAAAGTCTTGAAAATTTTCTGGGTAATATCTTTCTGCTAATTGTAGCAGATCTTGCCGAATACTTTGAAACTCTCTATGAGTATAGTTAATCGGTAAAATTTTCTTCTGATCATCAGCCATCAAAAAAACCTCACTATTAAATAGTAAACTCTAATAAATCCTGTATTCCTATATTCGGTATTGCATATTGAATTTGGATGGACAGCTTATTTAAGTCTGGATCCATTCCAAAATCGATTGCCTGAATAGAAATCGCTGGCATGTAAAGGGAGGTTTGTTCTATAACTTTGTTCCTGATTTTTTCATGCACGTCTTCACTATAGTTTAAAAATAAATAAGTTTTGAGTCCTACTCCATAATTTGGAGCCATGACTCTCTCACCGGGATCTGTCAGAATGAGCATTTTAAAATTTTGTTTGACTGTCGTCGCCAAAGTTTTAAGCATAGTAAAACCATCAGCAGAATTTTTAGTCAACGGTAAGCTAACGCCTATTGAAGCCATACTTTAAGCCCTCTTACCATAAATACTCACTTTTTGCATAATTCACCCTTAGCATTGAAAGGATTTGCTCGGCGGCGCCATTGAGCCCAGCCAGAAAAGAGATTCATCCCTGCCGGAGGTAGCATAGAACTCTTGAGATTATTAATCCAAACCTCAGTAAAGTCTAAATCGTCTCCATCCCCTACCGAGTTGAAATCCCTAATATTATAAAATGCTTTAAAAGCTTTTTTAATGCGTGATTTAGATTTTCTTAACAGAACCCTATCCCAATCATCCCATTCCTTGATCCCCCACGTCCAGCCCGAGGGTTCTCGGTCTTCACCGTATTCCCAGCCTGCAACATATACATATTTTGGGGATTCGCCGGTGCCGGCGGGGATGACTTGTATCCCTGGCTTATTAGACGCCTCCTTGTTCTGTCCCGGGGCAGTTGTCATTTCCCCGATGGAGGCTAATAAGCCCATATCGTTATAAATCGCGAGGAGCGAGGTAAACTTGTTGGTGCTAATTACATATCTAGATAATGCCAAAAACGCAGGATCTTCTTTGAGCATTTTTATTAAGCAATATAAGATGTTGCTGTCGCCGGTAAACTTTTTAAACGACTTAACCGGAAGATCCAAAGCATCCATCTTAACTGTTGTTAACCTATAAGCTTTGCCCCCGATCACCAACCCAAGCTGTAATCCATATCGCACTCCCATGTTCCCTTCTATTCCCACTACTTTATCATATTTTTCATTAGTGACGGGATCAGTTACAAGGGTGGTGACTGTTTTAAGTGTGCCGGGATAGATATCGTGTAAGTTGGCTTCGGGATCGTTTGCGACAATTTTGTTGTATGCTTTTCCTACCTGATATCTTTCGCCGTTGATTTCAATAAACTTTTCAAGTATGAAGGGGGCGTCGGGGGTTGTGCTAACCACGTCGCCATAATCTTTAACGTCTCCAATTGGTATGATAATGTTATCCGCGTATACTGTCAATTCCCCGTGAGGAGTGTTCGAGTGGGCTTCGCCCTGCATGTAGATTACACTGCCCATCTCATCTTCGGATATGTGATAATAGCCGACATAGTCATGTCCCTCGGGCTGTGTGGATAGCTCTCCGCCGTCAGTATAATATGGTCCGGGATATGTGGTTCCATCTTCGTTTGGATCCGGATTCTCTGGTGTCGGGAGTTTTTGGATTTCCGGAACGATTTCCTTATCTAGATCAAGCCCGGCGCCGCCGGAGCAGAAACGTTGCATAAAATAGTAATCCATATCTTTATATTTTGGTACCATCCCAACAGCTTTTAAATTATCAACAAACTTTTTACCCATTACGTTCAATTCAGTCATAACGAGTTCTTTCAGCACAATTTTGGCGTCTTCTTCGGTAGCTTGAATCGCTTCAAAGTTCTTTTCAGTTCTCCAGCTTTCGAGAGTATCCCATGGCCATCGCTGGGCTTCTTCTAACTCTACGGCGGTCTCTAAAGACTCTGAGTTGGGATATTTATATCCCTCTTTCATATCATTTATTCGCTCCATTGCTTCAATGACATGAGCGGGCGGCTCTTCAATCGTTGGCGGATCTGCATCGATTTTACGGCTATACATTTGTACTGATTGCTCTAAGAACGCATACCAAAACTCATCATCTTTAAATGAATTAAAGAATTCCCAGCCATACGCCTGAGCATCTCTGAACGATGATTCCATCGACTCCACCACATATGATGCATAAAGCGAACTAAAGGTGTTAGGGAAGGACGGATAAAAGGTTGTAAAAGTTGATAAACTCTTAAGCAAATGAGTGCTGGCAAATATTTTGCAGGAAGCCAGAATAATTCCCTCGATCCCAGCGCGGTTTGGACGCATTAAAATTCTGTTATACGGAAGTTCCATCACACATTCGGGATCGTTTTTGATTCTCTCGTCTTCGGGCATTGTGGAATATGCTATAGTTATCGCACTTTCAACCTCTGCGAAGTCAATAAGATCAGTTAGCTGTGGTTTACACGGGCTCAGTTCGGGGAATAGTACTTCGACCATGCCAAGCCAACCATTACTCTTTACTGGTTTAATATAATAAGGTGGGTTAGCATAGGAGCCTCCATAAGCATTTGGATCTAGATAGAAGACGCGGTTTTCGCGATCGCTTCCTTCTTCTGTTTCTTGATGTTCCATGCGGCTATACCCTAAGATATTATCGTCGCTTGTAATCTTTTTTAGATCCTCACCATCAGAATCTCGTACATAACCATCGCCGTATAATGTGCCCGCCGGGGCGGACTGTCCGGACTTTGTGTAGGCTTGACCTTTCTTGAGGACATATTCAACATCCTTAGAGTTCAAGTCATCGTATTTAGCTCCATAGCTCCATGAAGGTGTGTTATCCGCTATATCATCAGAAAATTTAGTTATAATTTCTGTAACGAATGAATCGTAAAACGTTTTTACATCTGCAATATCCGGTCTCTCTGCCGGATTATCAGAACACATCTCTTGTAATAAGAGAACCTGCGGTATATATCTTTGTTTGGTTTTGAAGGCAGCGGCGAAATTCGGATACATCGACAGGTCTAATTCTTGGAGAGTCGTGTCGTGCGCAACAAATTCGTATACTCGATCCTTAATAAGCGGAGCCTCTCCTTCATCATAAGCGGCGATGGCGTCGTCCCGTTCGTTTTCCAACCGCTCAATCTCGTCATCAGTTTTCCCACGCTTATCTATCGGGGCTACTAACGGGTTTACTACACTGACAATGCTTACTCTTGCGTTGTCGGACTCTATATTGTGAATAACTCCATTGGTCTTCTCCAGATCCGATAAATACAAATTCAGGTTAAATCCATACGCGAATTGCAAGTCATTGTGTTGAACGGCGCCTTTATTATTATCCCTAAACTTTAGTTGGATATCGGTATGATCTTTTCTGCCGGCGCGGGTTATTTTAAGCTGTTCGTTTTGATATTGAACTCCAAATTTTACATTATATCCATAATCAGGCATTGAGATGAGGTTAATATCTGGGCGGCTTCCCCACATACCATCGAACCCTAATTGTTCAAAGCTCCGATAGAACACTTGAGCGGGCTGCCAGTCGTTGTTGGACTCGAAGTTTTTGTCCATATTTTGTATTGATTGACGCAGCCATGACGCAACATATGCGGGATATTGACCTTCTTGCCTTTCCGGCGCCGGCGGGTCGGGGAAGGCGGCTGACCACCAATCGCTGGGCTCATCATCCTTGGTTCCCATAGGCACCACAAAATCAACTCTGTCGCGATCTCTATATGTTAGGCGATGATGAGCGGTTAAAGGCATCCCGTTGGTATCTGACAAGACCATATTCACCAGTCCCCAATCGTCGCTACCGGCGAACAGCCCACCGTTCCCAAGCATATCTTGAGAGAAATCAACCTTTATTTGTTTCAGGGTTGCATCAAAAAGTGCACTAGCTCCCTGGACAGAATCGGGTGATTCAAACGGGATTAGCCCGTCGTCGCATCCGGGAGAAGATACAAGAGGGGGCATTTGATCAGCGATCGCTTCTCCGATTCCCTTTTGCAACACACCGGCGAGATCTTCGAGGTCTTGTATCTTTTCGCTCTGCATGTTATCAAACATTTCCCGACAATGGGCGCGGGATGCTCGACCTTCCAACAGGTTACAACGCAGGTCTCGGAAATCGTCTAAATCTGCTGGCGAAGCACACAACGACGGGTTTGCCGGCAATGCTGCTGTTTCTGGCATAGCCTCCAACATATCTTCCATGGCTGCCTTAACGCTAGCCGGCATTAAATTGCCCATGGCGCCGAAAAAGTTGCTGAAGGCTCTCTTATTTCGTAAACCGTCACGGAACTGGGGGTATTCATATTCAACTAACCCGTCGGCTATCTCTAAGAACTCTGGAGAGGCATTGCCCAAGAGAGCATCGTTGAGTTCTTTGGTTGTAACTGCCGACGACAGGTCACCTGCAAAATTCATAACTGTGTTTTTGTCGGCTAAGGCTGCGCCACCGACGCCTAATTTAGCAAACATATCGGCGACCGTGTCTTCAACTTGTTGTTGAGATGCACCTTCGCCACAAAGGGCGTCGCGAATAACATCAGAAAGCTCCGTTCTTCCGGTAATCATACCAGGGAGGGCTGTCGCTATATCTCCGACAACTTCTAAAGCTTTGCAGATCGCATCTCCCAACATCTGGCATATTTTAACAATGATCTTGATCATTATGCTCATTACAATTTGTTGCATAACCATTTTGAAAATTTCAAATATCTTCTTTTTT